TGACCAACGCGGTCTGTATCAGTCTTTTCGTCATCAGGCGTCTTGCGGAAGATCAACAGATAATCCGGCATCCCCTGCCGATTGCGCGTGGCATCGGTCTGGATTTGCTTGTAGAGCAGGCCAAGCGCCTTAGTGCGCTGCATCTCGACCACGGGGTCTTTCCAGATCGTGACGCGGCTATGATAAGTCCAACCCGCCGCCTCGTGGACTTCACGAATGTCTGACGGAAAGTCATAAAGCCCAACGACGCCATGCTTGGATTTAGTGCGCGGCAAATCAGAACAATGCACCGCCGTCAATCGACCTGGCTTAGTTACCCGATACAATTCCTTAACCAGAACCGCGTAAATATCCTTGAACGCCGCTTCGTCTGGAACGTTCCCCATATCGCGCTCACTGTCGGAATATACAAACAGATTAGCAAATGGCGGGGAGTAGATCGAAAACCCTACGCTATCGCTTGGCATCTGCGCGGTAAACTCAACCGTATCCACATTGTAGATCGCGAAGTCATTGCCGATGTGTTGATTAAAAACTTCCATAATTATATCCACGCCGGTAAGCGTGCCTCCATCTTTGGTTCATAAGGTTGTTGACGTGCGACACGCTGCATTGCACCAGCCATCGCCTTGGTCATTTCACGCTTCATTGCGTCATGGTCGCCAGCCTTACGGCTAACAACATCGAAGATAGCCCGTTCTGTGTCTGCCATTGCAACATGAACATGCACTGGGCGGACCTGCCCAAACCGATAACAACGCCGGATAGCTTGATAGTAAGCCTCATAGCTAAATGACAGGCCAACAAAGGCCATGCGGGCGCAGTGTTGCCAATTTAGGCCATAGCCCGCGATACGGGGCTTGGTGACTAGGATGCGGATGTCACCACGAGAAAACGCCTCTAGCCTCTCCTCCTTGTGTTCTGGCTTCATAGAGCCCCGAACCTCAACCGCATCAGGTAGCATCGCCATGATAGCGTCAGCCTCATAGTCGGTATCAACCCAAACAATCCAAGGCTCGTTAGGCTCGCTGCGAACCACGTCAGCAATCGCACCGGCACGCGCATCAATCGTTAGCCGCTTCTCGCCATGAATGGCCGTGGCGCTCGTGTCAGGCATACGGAAAAGCAAAGCCTGCCCATCCCGATCTTGACCCGCATTAATTGACCTATCAGCCGCCACGATGTGCTGGAACGTCTCTAACGGCGGCAGGTCATAGCCCAAATTGTCAAAACCGAGATCCGACGGCTTGGAAACACACCGCGCCCAGCTTGCTACCCATGACCAGAAGTCTTGGACCGCGTGACCCTTCATGCGCCATGTGCCGGTGTCCATGCTGTCGTGAAGGAACCAGCGCGTGAGCATTTCAGTCTGGGACATCCAGCCAAGAAACTCAGAGTGCATCCCTAATTCGGTATGGTCATTTGGCGCTGGCGTTGCCGTGCAACAGACACGGAAAGGTATGTCACCCCATTGAGAGCGAAGCGCCTTGGACATCTGGCCCGAAAATGATTTCAGGATCGAACTCTCATCCAAGATGACGCCACCGAACATATCAGGCTCAAACTTGTGATGCCGGTCATAGTTGGTGACATAGATGCGTGGCGTTGTAATCTCGTGCGGCTCACGAATGGCCTTAGCGTCAATGCCCCATTTCACCGCCTCGCGCTCATGTTGAGCAGCTACAGCCATAGGCGCAAACATCATGACGGGCCGATTAGTCTTTTCAACAATGACGCGGCCCCAGTCCAGAGCGCAAAGGCTCTTTCCAAGCCCCGTATCAAGCGCAAGCATAGCGCGGCCCTGTTCAAGAGCAAACGCCGTTGAATGGGCTTGGTGTGGCTTCATGGCAGGGTGAAGGTCTGGAATAGACTTTAGCCCACCGGCAACGGCGCGCACTGCCTTGGATGCGATAATTGAGCGATATTCACCCAACACATCGCTCTTGTCATTTTGAGATAAACCGATTATTTTAGCGTTAGACATTTGTTGAGCACCTCCTCAAGGCTCCGAATGTTTAGGGCGGGCTTTAGTCACCACAACTAAGTCCGCCCGCCCTCTGTTTTCCATATTTCACTGACTTTTGCAAGCCGATAATACCCATTTGACATACTAACACGACCAAGGCTGTCACCAGTCAAAAGGTAGGTTAGCGCCTCTTGAATATCTGGTTTTGGGTATTTTTTAAGCTGGCCGTGTATTTCATTTAATGACAGGCCATTGACGTTTGACAGCGTGCGCTGAACGTCATCAAGTAGGTTTGCGGTAAGGCTCATTTGCCTTCAAGCCTCACATGAACCACCGGCAGCGCGATTGCTTCACTGTGCATTGTCATGCCAACGCCAACGCCTTCCCATGACCACAGCGCAGCCTGGCACATGCAATCATCCTCGACCGCACCACCAGCTTGCAAGGCATCTGATACAGCCTTGTCCAAGTTCCCCAGATCACGACGCCGCTTGTCAGGTCGAACAGCCGTCACACGCAAGATGTAAGGCCCTTTGACCTTGACGCCCGAAGCCTTGACCAGCCATGCAGCCTTGTCAGCCCATGCCTTGCCCTCAGTGGATTTGTGCATCCGACCACCGGCACCAACGCGCCAAATGTGATTGACGCTAGGCGGGTAGGGTAGGGTTATAAGCATCTGGCCACAACTCCCATTTGATAAGCATTGCCTTGACGTAATCGCGGGGGAACTCAGTCAGCGCGGCAATGTCGTCAATGCCGTAGCCTTCCTTGACCCATTGGCGAACGTTTAGCGGGGTGAAGTAGCTAACCTTGGCCATTGAATATCCCCATGTCGCTTTCGATTGAGACCACGTCCAAGTGCCATGATTTGTCATCGCTTGCGACTTTGTCAGCCACCGTGTTCCAAGCGTGCATGACGGTGGTGTGATGGCGCTCACCAAACCGCTCACCGATGGCAGGGAATGAAAGCTGGGTGTGCTTGCGGGTCAAGAACATGGCAATCATGCGAGGCCGAGCAACGACGCGGAAACAACGCGGACCAAGCAATTCCTCGTGGCTGATCTTGAAATATTGGCAGACAGCCTTCTGGATTTGCCGATAAGTGACGCGCTTGGTTGGCAGGCCATATTGGTCGATGTGTAAAGCAGCGGTTGTCATGGCTTAATTCCTAAATAATTGGCCAGCGTTTTGATGGTGGCAATGTTTGGCCCGCGCTTCGTTGTTTTGCCGTCGCGCAGGGAAAAAATGGTTGTTTTAGAAATGCCGGTTCGCTCAGAAACAGTCAGAATAATCCGATCCTGAAGCGCCTCTTGTATCTTTGGAATTAGGTCTCTCATATTACCTCCTATTGCTTGCCAATCGTAGCAATTTGTTATTGACAGGTCAACCTTGTTTGCATAGGATTGATTTGTCAAGTAGGAGTTATGACCGATAATGACACAAAGACTGAGTAAACTCACCAAGCTAAACCAAGCCGCAGACGCCGCTTGCTGGCGGTCGTTTATTGCCCACCGTGGCGTAAAGCAAACTCGCCAGCGTGCAGCGGTTGAAGCACGAACCAAGGCTCTCAAAGCCGAATTAAAGGGAAAGAAATGACAGAGTTATCCAAGATCGACACGCAACAAGCCGTGTCAGCAAATCCAATTGACCTAGTGTCTCAGGCGCTATCTAGCGGTGCCAACCTTGAAACAATGGAACGCCTACTTGCGCTTCAAGAGCGTTGGGAAGCTGGACAAGCGCGCAAGGCTTTTAACGAAGCAGTGACGTCAGCCAAGTCAGAGATTGGCCCGATCTTTAAACGCCAGACCGCAACAGGCGGCGCGCGCTTTCAGTATGAAAGCCTTGATGACGTTGACCGCCATATCAAGCCAGTGCTTTCCAAGTATGGTTTGTCTTATCGCTATCGCACCGAGAGCAACGCAGAAGGTATCACGGTTTATTGCGTGCTGTGTCACATTGACGGCCACAGCGAGGAAAACAGCCTTTATTCCAAACACGACACCGGGTCAGGCCGCAATGCCATTCAGGCCCTTGGAAGCGCGCAGACCTACCTGCAACGTTACACGCTGAAAGCCGCTCTTGGTTTGTCCGCTTCTAAAGACGATGACGGCGCAAACGCAAGCGCGACCGATGACGACCGCAACGACGCCGAAAACTGGATTGAGTGCATGAACCAATGCAAGAGCGTTGACGAATTGCAGGCTTACTTCAAAACAATTTGGGATGACGTCAAGGTGAAACCGACCCAAATTAAGAACCTCATTATTTCGGCTAAGGATAGCGCGAAAAAGAAGCTGGCAGGTGGACAATGATTGACCAACGCACCGATGAATGGCACGCCGCACGCCTTGGCAAGGTGACTGCCTCCAAGATTGCCGATGTAATGGCGTCAGGTCGTTCAGGAGCGCCTTCTGTGACGCGGGCTAACTATCTAGCCCAATTGCTTTGCGAACGCCTCACAGGCCGTCCTACGGAGGGCTACACTAGCCACGAGATGCAACACGGCACCGA